ACACCATTGGCGACATAGCCCATTAGGTTTAGCATTAAAGACGCCTGAATTATACGCCATTTCTCGTTGGGTCAACAACTCATCATATTTGCTAAAGATCTCAAGCCCCCATTCTTTAACAAAGTCTTCTTTTATAAATTCTTTAGATACTACAAACAGCAAGGACGTTTTAATCTTTTTAATTTCTGGATGTTTAAGAAACATTGCAGCTGCCATTAAAGCTAACTGTTTTATATCCGCATACTTAGCACTTTTACCAGACTTATAATCTACAATCCAAGCTTTATCCCCATCGAGTATGACCAAATCAGCCACACCGCGGAACCAAACGTCATCATCGAAAAAATCACAAGCAACCAATCTTCCCTCATGTTTCTTTACCCCCAACTTTATTTCACATAACTTTTCCCCCGGTATGGCATTGAGTTTGTCTAGGTAGGGTTTTATAAACTTAAACCTTGGATCGATCTCTTTACCATCTCGGATGTATTCTTCAGCAGCAAGGTGCAACTCTGTCCCATACAGGGTAGCTTCAGTCTCTTGATAACCCACTTCTTTAGTTACTCTTTCTGACTCATACTTCTTAGGACATGTGTCGTATAATTTTATTGAACTAAAACTCCATGCGGGTATTTTCATTTATTATCCTGCTTCTTTAAGGGTTACCCCAAATGCCCCCTCTGCGCCTAATGGTATTCCTGGCATCCAACTAGGTTCCTTGCATAACTCCCCAATGATAAAATCAAAAGCCTCTTGGGCTTCCTCTTTAGGAACTACACAATAACAACTATCATGGATAGTGAGGGCGATCTTATAACGTCTGGTGATTCTCACCATGGCTTCGCCCATTATACACCTTGCTAGGCTCTGTATGCAATTTTGCACGACTTTACCACCATATATCTTACGTCTTGAACCCCTATGGCTGGAGTATGTCCACTCGTCTTGCTCTATTAAGTCAGGATATTTTAAGTAAAGCCCAGATGGTAATAGTATTCCTTGTTTACCCATTACTTTTAAGTTAATAGCACCGAAATTGGAAGTGACGTTATCACGCATATCTCTTAGTACCTGAGTGCCTTCATTCCACGTAGCCTTAACCTTATCAAACTCGCTCCTGTATAAGTTTACAATGCGTTCTGCTTCGTCTTTGCCTATGTCGTTACCGGACATCGCTCTGATAGACTCCCTTAACTTAGCAGCACCTGTACCGAACCCAAGTCCTAAAATAGAGGTCTTCCCAACAAAGCGTTGCTCCTTAGTAACTTCGTCATAACCTACTTTAAATGCAGTGGCAGCGAAGTCTTTGTACAAATCTAGACCGTCAGCGATAATTTGTAATTTATCCATCTGCCCTGAAAAATATAAACTAACTCTTAACTCAATGTTACTAAGGTCAGCCCCTACTATTACATAACCTTCTGGTGCTTGTATCGCATGTTTAATAGGTGATGATCTTGGTAGGTTCTGCATATTAACACCATCACACCCACTCCATCTACCTGTTACATCAGCACCGTAGTACTTTAACGGTATGGGCATCGCCCCACCTGCATTGGCTATCTCTATAAAGCGTTCTGTTCTACTCTCTTCCAATGTAGACTTAGTGCCTAACCTCGCTGCCACAATAGCTTGAACGTCAAAATCAGGAAAGTCTAACAGCTCTTTCATCTCTTCATCTGTCTTAGCGAAAGCGTAAGTTTCCTTACCAGTAGCGGGGCTTATCTTTAGTGGAGGTGTAACACCATAGGATCTTAGTATATCTGCAAACTTATTGTTGCTCATAAGGTCTTCTTTAGCTATACCACTCGCACTTAACAGCTCTTCCTTACGTTTCTTAGTATGGTATAAATGGTCTTCAAGTGTGGGTATGTCTAAGATAAACTGTGGTTCACTATGCATACGTATGGTCATATCAATAAGCTTCATCTCGGTCTTATTAAAATGTGGTGCTAAGTTTAGGAACAGCCCATAAGTAAGATCAACATCATTAATACAATACTCTCCGTACTTATCTAAATCTTCCTCAGTAAAATCTACCCTACGTTTACCTAGCGCATTGACAACCTCTGTGCCTTTCTCACCTAGCCCATAATGAATAGCAAGTTTAGCTAGTGATCCACCTACTTCTGTACCATGTACAGCGCGAGCCATAGATAATGTATCTATCCACAACTTAGGCTTTATACCGAACCTCCATGTCAATATAGTCGCATCGAACATGGCATTATGTGCGTAGACCCAAGCATTTGCCCAGTCAAACTTATTTAACCAGACCTGTGTCTCTTCCATCGTGCCACTAAACCATTCAGTTGGTTCGTCATTAACTCTTACTGCAACTCCGATAACCTCGAAGTGTGGGTGATCTACATATGCTTGTGTACTTATTTTTGAGAGGGAGTAGTCCTTGGCGTAGTAGGTTTCAAAGTCGATTCCAATAATAACCATTCTTTTAAGTGTCCTATGTTAGTTTCATTTATCACAAGGGCATAGCCCTTGGCTGCTTTTATTCTTTCTATCTCTCTAGCCTGTATAGCTGTCGCTTGCTTGTTGCCAGCTTTTGTTTCTATAGCTATTAAATATCCTTGATGACAAACTATAAAGTCTGGGATAGCCGACTTACCGTAACCAGACCCTACAGGCATACAATACCACGCTCCTACCTCAGCAAGTATACTTTTTACTTGCTTCTTGATAACTCCTTCTGGGGTCACTACTCTTCTCCGGTCATGTCGATTAGGTTGTACGGCGTTGGAACTCCCACTGGCTCTTCATGTATTATGACTGTTGCCGGAGAATCTCCGTGGTGAATGATCTCCATATTTCCCACATTTTGTATAAGTGTATTTCCCTTTCCACCCATGTCCATAATAGTGTAGCCTCCTGCTGTTTGTTCTATAGCTTGCATAGGTTGCCCAGGCGTTAAGATAAGTGACGCTGCCATAGATAGTGTGGGCATTAACAACATTAAAAATAGTATGGTTTTCATAGTTTCCCCTAGTGTAGAATTTTAGGTGTATCTAGAAAGGCACGGATCTCTTTAGCTAATACATTTCTTTCACTTCTTTTACAGCTTTCAATTAAGTTTTCAAGAGCATGGATTGTAGCGTTTTTATATAGAGAGTCTATAACATGCATGAAGTAGTCTCCGTTTGGTTCGTCATTTGGTACACTAAGTCCTATACCTAATTCATTCTCTACTATCCTTACTAGTACGTACGCCCCTTCTTCTTCATCATCTTCATCTTCTTCTAGTTCTTCTACCCAGTCTAACTGCTCAGCGCCTACCATTGTAGTACTCCTGTTGCGTTTAAAATCCACATTAAATTAGTTACTATTAAACCCATTGTAGTAAACCGTACTGTCCTAACCAATGCATACATTCTAGCCGCTGCTGCGTTTAACATTAAGGGCATACTTTCATTAGCGTTTTCATCAAACTTATGTTCTTGATATGCGTCCCAAGATGTTAGTAGGTCTATTATTATATCTGCTGTTGGTATAGATATGTTATCTCTTATTACTTTCATGTTATTATCTCTGATGTTAAGTACTCTACAAAAGCCCGTGCCATATTCCAACCTTTATTTGTAGGTTCAAACCTAGCTATGATGTTAGCCCCTTCTCTAAAATGGGGATCTAAAAAGTCTATTTCAGATATGTATTTTTCTACCCCCTTAGAGTCTATTGTTTTATTTGAGCTAAACAAAATTATTTTATTTCCTTCATAGTTTTTACACTTAAAGTAGCACACTTGTACTAATATATAATTACCTATTGTAGTAAATTCATTAATGCGCCATAAACTCCTTGGGTCTATAGAGGGCTCTTCAACTAAAGACGGCGTTGGATACATCTCCCTCCCATATCCAGTATTACTATTTTTAAATGGGCTACATCCCATATATCTCTCCTTTATCTCTGATGTTTTATTATGTTTGCTTCCCATAAGGGGGTTTCTTTTTTACACTCGTCACATATCTTTAAATTCAAACCATAATACTGCCTGAACTTTGTACATTTGTGTGGCGGGCAAAACCACCCTTTAATTCTTTTAAACACCTCTTTTTACCTCAGCGAGTTTAGCCATGTAGTGCCTAGCTTTGTCCGCATCATCAGGGGCATTTTCTTTTTTACCATCACGCATTGCATATTTAATAACACATCCTTTAAGATAGCCTATAAATTCCTCTTCACTTAAAGCAACTTCCATAAGCTCCCAAGGTTGAATACCCATTTTTTTGTAGTGATCTCCTCCTACTTGCATTGCATCTGCTTTAGGTTTCCATACAGGTTTTACAGTTGATTCTTCATTTATCATATAGTCTCCATATTGTTTAGGGTAATTCAAAAGATTAATGGGAGGGAATATAAAGGATCCCCAGTTCACCAACCACTTCGCTCTGCCATTTCAGCACACTCTTTAGAACACCAACGTCTGTTATCTGTAACAGGGGAATCGCACTCCCAACATTGTCCAGATTCATTAGAAAAGATGTCTAATTTAGCACCTTTTGCCAGCTCTATTTGTTTCTCCAGTATTAACTGGGCGTGTTCATTTGCTTTATCAATAACGTCACCCATAGTTCTCCCTCGCTCGGAACGGGTTGCTTACTTTCTTCTTACGGTTTTTGTTCGTTTGTTTAAGTGCCATATTATCCTAGCAATGCGCCAACAGAGTGGCGTTTAATACCATGGAAGCAATAAGGACGGCTGTTAATAATACTCCTATCATGCGATACTTGTTGGCTCTTTTAGTAAGCTCATCACAGTTATAAAATCTCATCTTCTTTACCTTGTTCAAGTTTTGAAATGTCGGCTAGTATAGCATAATAACCACAATAGGATAGGCAAGCTTCATAAGACCCATCTCCTGTCTCTGACCAAACACTACATTGATCTAGTACTCTATCTGCTTTTGTTTGTAATTCTTCTATATCATTTTTCATTACTCTTTCTCCATATCAATAGGCGCATTGATCTCTTTCATATAATCTAAAACCGCTTGAGCTAAAACACTTTTATTATCTTGCCTCATACATAGCACCAGGCGTTTTATATTATCTTGTTGTATATCAAATTCAAGCTGCTCTAAAAAGGCTTTAAATACTCCAAAGTTCTCTTGCTCATGATTAAAATCAATAACCCATCTATCATGTTCAGTGCGGTAGTTTAGTATTATTTGGTTACTCATCATTCGTCCTTCATTGCAATGTCATCTATCAGTATATAGTCGGCGCTCATACCTTGCATTTTCTGTGGTAAATTTTTATTATTAATAACTACTGCCCCCGTCATATGATCTGCAAACCCTTGCATAGCGGTATTAAATGTTTCAGTATCTACCGACTCTCTTAGTTCTTCAATAGCTCTCATAAAATATTTTATTGTTTCATCTCTAGTCATTGCCATCTCTCTTCTCCCTTTCTGCTAACATCGCATCTGCATAGGCATATGCTGACTTACTTAGAGCGTGTTTATTTTTATGTTCTCTTTTTGGGTATAATAAATCTTCAGGGTCACATCCCATATATTGAATAAACCCCTGCATAGCCGCTATAGCTATGGTATCTCTTAATGTTATCTCACTCATAGTCTTTCCCGTAGTTCATTACAAAGAGCCTTACGGTTTACACAAATATAGTAAACCCCAGCTCCAACGCCACATGTACATATAAATAGTACACCCCCAAGAAGTAAAATGAGGAGCGACCCTACACCCCATTGCATAATCTCTATAAAACTACTCATCACTTTTTCTCCCTTCTTTCTAACATTGCATCAGCTTGGTCGTATGCTAAATCTGCAATACTTTCATTATCCCAAACTACTCTTACATCAGCTGCCATTAACCCTTGCATTGCAAGTCCTGCAAAGTGGTCACGTAGTGCTTCTTGTCTATTTGTAAGTAAAGCATTTTGATTCTGTAGCCACATGATTTGTTGCTTAAGATCATTTATTTCTTTATTCATCATCTTCCCCAATATAAAACTGAAATTGCTCTACTAAAGATTTGGCTTGATTTCTATTAAAAATTAGTTCTTGTACACTGTCATATGTTTTAATAAGAAATCTAACACCTCCATCTTTTGCATGCCCCATATAATAATTTGTAGGTAGTTCTTCT